GCGGCTTGTTTTGTTGGGTTGGCCACGGCCAGTTCTTGCAGTTTCATCTTCGAATCCTCGTTGTTGAACATATTTAGCCCAGCTCACACATTTGGACAACTGATTTTCCAGCCGTTTTTTGTGTATGATCTTGCTGGCCAGCTTGGTCATGATGATTTCTCTCAGGACCGGGTCGCGGCTCCTATCACCTATGCTGGCGCGGGCATCAATGTCGGCTGTAAGTGCGGCCAACTTGTTGTCAGTGGTCAACATTTCTTGGGCAGTATTATATGCGCAGTTTTTGTCTGCTATGCACCAGCTGAGTGCTGTTCTTGTGGTGGCAAATATGCCCACATCTGTGGCACTACAAAACACACGCCATCCCTGGGCCTCGGGCTGTATCCTATAGCGACCAAACACTTGATATACTCCGTCGTCACTTTGCCAGATCACATGCGGCATGAGATCACGGAATTCTTGGCGGAATGCCCGTTCCGCTTCGCGTTCATTTATCATTTAAAAACGTATTGGGTGACAAGATATACTGTGGTGGCTGTCAGCGCACCAATAATGCCCAGACCCCAGGAAATGATCTGATCGTTGCGTTTTTCACTCATTTTCTGCATCATGTCATGCACTTCTCTGATGATGTCGCTGAGTGTGCTGATCCTGGCATCCACATGATCCAGGCGCTGTTCCAGGGCATTGTAGCGTTCAGCACACAGTTCCACGTGTGCTTCCAGGCTTTTCTTTTCGATGTCAGTGGTCTCGGCCATGCTGTGTCTCCATCATGTATTTATGGGCACAGCGGCAAACCAGATATTCTGACGGTGACCTTGTGTACACAGGCAGGTGTCTGTGACAGCTTCAGAAACATGGTCGGTCAGCATGGGCACACCTGCAGCATCGGTTCTAAGCACAGCAGTGGGATCAGAATCAGGGCCAAACGCCCCGGGCGTATCTGTAGAAAACTCAAACATCCAGCGGGTGCCGGTGGCATCTATCACAGGATCTGTGATCTCAGTGATCTGTGTGCGCAGACCCAGGATCTGTTGCAGGGTTTCCCAGTTGCGTTGTTGGTTGCGGCTGCGGTTCCAGGCTTCAGCATCGGCAATGACCTTGCCACTACGGTCCTGACAGGGCCAGCGTGTGGTCTTGGGATGGCCTGTGGTGCCCGTGGCAGTGATGTCAAACAGGGTCTGGCACACAAACTTCATGGCTGTGGCCTACCCAGTTCATACAGGATCTCCACCTGTTCACACAGGTGATCCAGCTCCACATTGTGTCGGCGGGCCTGGAATATGTCCACCCAGCGTTTTTGACTTTCTAGTTCTTTGAGTTCTTGTTGCAGGTTGGGATCTTGATAGTGCAGTTCTCTGTGTGTGTGGCCGGGTTTTCTGGCATACACAGTGCGTCCACCGTCGGGGCTTTCAAATATTGTGACTTCGGTGATTTTGCTGACCTGCATGATGTATTTAACCAGTATAACACAGTTGTGTACAAAGTCAACAAAAAACCCGCCGAAGCGGGTTTTGTGCAATCGAAAAATCCGATTAGGATGCGTTTGTAGCTGAACTAGCCAAACGGAAACCAACGTTGGTAACATCGGCAGCTGCCAAGTTGTAGCCGGCCACTGTGCCTAGAGCACGGATCTGGGCTTGCAAAGTAGCTGCTGTGTAGGCACCAACTGGAAACAGTGCCACCGAGAAGTTGGTGACGTTGGCTGTGGCAGCCACTTGATAGATCGCCACTGTGGCTGTCTGCTGGATGCTTTGCAACAGGGTCTGCGACATGCCGTTGACTTCGGCTTCTGTGGAAGGATCTGCACCAAGGTCGCAACCAAAGAAGTCTAAGGCTGGACCCATGAAGTTGGTAGGTGTTCCTGCAGGTGTGTAGGTTGTTGTTGAAGCTAACTGTGGACCGTTTAGGGTGTCAGTTGCAAATACTGGTTGTGAACCACCACTGGTGATTGTTAATGCTGGCATAATAATTCTCCTTAGTATGTGGACTCAAAGGTCCTACTTTTATTTATGTCTTTTGGAGAAAATCTGGGTCTAGGAGACCAGATTTGGGTTGTTTAGGATACGATTTCCGGCACTGAATCCAAAGCGATTTACCAGCTTGGCACGTCCAGCGTCAGTGGCCAACACCCAGCCTTCTTGTCCGGGTTGTTGGCGATCCAGTTGCGACAGCATGTCCATCTTGATTTCATGCAACAGCAAGAAAGCAGTGAATGCGGCCGTGATGCCTGACATATTGCTTCGGGGGCTCTGCAGGTACTCTACGATGTTGTTGTACTTTCGCGGTGTGACATTGGTCTGTAACCAGGCCCCAAAGTCTGGCAGGAGATTTTCATAGTCTGATGTGATCCTGCTGTTGATGTAGCGTTTGCACAAGGCCGGCAAGTCGCTGAGCTGTGCGGATCTTAACTCGCTGGGATTGAACAGGCCGTTGATGTCAGCCCCGTGTTGACTGACCACTGCCCGCAGTTGATCTATGAGCTTTTTGTTGAGTGTGACATTTTTGATGTCTTTGACCGTGGGTTCGATGATCAAGAGTCCAGGCACAGGATCAAGATTGGCCGACCTTATGGGTTCAGCCGTGGCATCGGCAGTTCGATATCGGGTATGCACAGCTATGCCCACTTCACTGGCGCCAATGGCCTGGCCCAGCTTGCTTGAGGCCGGAATACGATATTCCACAAAGTTGGGCTTGAACTCCAAGTTGCCGGACACTTCGGGTGGAGTTTCAGTGTACAGCAGATCGCCCTGCAAGTAGCCCTTGAAGTCGTCAGGTGTGGCCGCTTGCAACAGGGGCCATAGTTTTTGGTATATGCCGATCAGGTCACCGCGTTCACCGCCGCGCTGTTGCATGATCCCGGCCAGTTGTTGCATGCTGGTGGCACGTCCTTGATACCCTTTGGCGCCAAATCCGCTCTTGTCTGTGAGCACAAAATCACCCTGTTCATCACGACCCCAGATGATGGCAGGTTTGCCATCCCATTTGACTGTGGTAGTTTTACGGGTGTCTTCGGCGGCTGCACGTATGATGTTCATGGCTTCTTCGATGCCACGTGTGCCACGATCAAACACCAGATCTTCGATGTGAGGAATCCTGGCTTCGGCTTCCATCAAGGTCGTTTCAATCAGGGGAGTCATGCCCTGGTTCACTATGCGATCTCTCAGCTTGGCCAGGAAATGCACATCTGACACAGGACGAAGTAGTTCGGCACTTTCCAAGAACGGCAGGCCTTCTCGGGCCATGTGTTCGCGAAAGTCGGCCAGTTTAGATTCACGCTCAGGATCTGTGCTGAGTGCTTGTAGTATGCTTTCTACAGATGCTAGGTCCTGCCGTGTGGCTGTTTTGTTTAATAGCATCTTGGCCACAGCGTCGGGATCATCAGTGATTATTTCGTTGGTGTTGCGATCGGCTATGCCAGCTATCTGATTCAGTTTGTAGCCCAGGCTTTTGGCTATGCTGTTCATGAGCACGTTGCGTTCGCGACCCTTGTACTTGCTATCTGCTGGCATGGCACCCAACACAAACTTGGACCAAGGCACATTGTTCAAGAACATGAAGTCGGTCTGCACGTAACCCAGATCAGGACGACCGTTGATGGGTGTTTTAAAATGTACCGCGGTGCCGGACTTGCGCACCCATTCTTCAGGTTTGAGGCCTTGACTCAGTGCCCAGCTTGAGAGTTGTGCAACCATTTGTTCTTTGGTGACCTCGGCGGTATCCACAGCAATGTCTAGATCACCCGACGTGTCTCGGATGCCGGTGCTGCCAAGAGTGTTGTTTTGTAGATCCAGGCCCGGTACCAGTTCTTCCAACCAGGCCAGAGTAGATTTTACATCAGTTTGATTGATACGCTGAGTTTCAGCTCGCCCATCGGCGTCCTTGAATACGTTGCCACCTTCAAAGACATTCATCACAGTGAGAATCCTGCTTGTTTCAACAAGGCATCGGCTTCGTCATTGCCAGTGGTCACAACATTTTTTGATTTGGCTTTGTTGCCAAATGCAGACAGAGCCCGGGGATTTACACCCACCTGAGACAGTGTTTGTTGTACACTGCCCAGCTTGGCCTGTGCACCAGACAAGGCTTGAGTGGCCACTTCGGGAGC